CACATTACTAAATAATTACTATCTTTATGTAAGACTCCCCTATTTCTCAAAAAATAAGACCAAAAGGAAGACCTAGAAACTTTGCAGGGTCAAAAAATCCCCGGAGCCTCCCCTAAAAAATACCTTTTTTAGATATAGCTTGTGTAGATATATCTAATGTTAATCAAATGTTCTGTCTGCGGGGCTGACAAAGAAGATACAGAGTTTAATAGAGTAAAAAGCAAGTGCAATACTTGTTGTTACTCCCAAGAATACAATAAAATTAAAGAAAAGATGGGAAATACAGATGGCGGTGAGATAGTCTATCTCAAAAAAGTCATCTTAAGCAAAGCAAAAAAGCGTTCAAAAAAGAAAAATCTGGAATTCAACCTTACGCTGGGGGATTTAATAAACATTAAAAATAATACCTGCCCCATTTTAGGCCACGAAATCCTATACAAATCAGGCATCGATCACAGGAGATCAGCATCATTAGATAGAGTAGACCCAAATAAAGGATACATAAAAGGCAATGTCAAGATAGTATCCTATGAAGGCAACTCATTAAAAAATAGAAACAATTATCATTCCGCCATTAAGATGCTGGAATATATAATACAAAACTCGCCGCCAGAAGATATGGCTCCCGAAAAGCGAGACGAATTACTTAATCTTCTTAAATACTTTAATTAACTCTTGCTCAAATTCGGGGTCTTTGCTGTATTCTATATTTATTTGTTTTGTATTTTCCTCTCCTTTAATTATAATACTAATATATGGTAAATCATATTTCGCACAAGTCATGGACGCGAGAGATACTAAACACGAATCGCAAATCTTTATTTGTTTACCGTCTTCTGCAAGCATATTAAAATAAACAAGCTTACGCACAGTGAAGAATAATAAATAATCTTGTTTACTATATGACAGTTCACAGCCCTCACAGCAAATCTTCTTTCTGCAAGTCTTAGGGTTTACAACTGTAACATTTAATTTATTCTTCATTCTATATAATACATGTAATTAAAATAATAAGGCCAATTAAAATGTCAAAAAAAGATAATTCCCCACATGTTGCTCAAAAAGACAAGGTAAAAGATGATTTCGAGATTCGTAAATTAAAATGGACCCCAAAACAAGAAGAGATTATACAAGCAGCTTTAGATAAGACTACTAATATTATTATTCTAGATGGGCTTCCCGGCACAGCTAAGACGCTATTGAGCGTTTATTGCTCGTTAGAATTATTAAAAGCCAAAAAGATTTCTGATATTGTATATATCCGATCTCTCATTCAAAGCACAGATGGTCAAACTGGTTTCTTAACTGGCGACTTAGATGAAAAGACTTTCTTTTATAATGTACCACTATTTGATAAGCTGGAAGAATTACTAAATAAGTCCAGTATCGAATTACTAAATAAGCAAGAAAGGATTAAAACCTATCCTGTTTCGCTCCTTCGTGGTTATACTTTTAACGTTAATTCTGTAATTCTTGATGAGGGTCAGAACATGATGTTCGATTCTCTCGTTACTGCTGCTACTCGCATGGGTAAATTCAGTAAACTATTTATTTGCGGCGATACTATCATGCAAAATGACTTGGGCAAGAGATCTGGATTTAAAGAGTTTTGTGATATCTTCCAAGATCAAGATAGTCGTGATAATGGTATTCAATACTTTAAACTTGGGCCAGAAGATATTATGAGAAGCGGCATTACCCGCTTTATTGTTGATAAGATTACTAAATACAAGTCAATTATTCATTAAACTTTTGTTTCATCCTTTGATGAATAAGTCTTGATAAAGTATTCGCACATTTAGTCACTTTTGTTTCTGATTCTTGCCAGAAGAATGCGTGTAATACTTCATGTATTAGAATGTTGATCGTTTTTTGCTTGGTTAGAGTTGGGTCAATTTTAATCTTTGGGTTTTCCATCTCTGGAGAGTCGCATATGCCATAGCACCCTTTGGGCGGTTTAACCCAATTGATGAAATACTCAACTTTCTCATGATTTTTAAACGAATACTTCATTCTATTACAATTACACTTACTTTTTACTGTTATTAAACTATAATAAATTAATGAATTATGCAAAAAGTTTACTGCTCCCAATGTGGAAATCCTAATTTATACACACAAGCAAAACCAAAGTTCTGCTCTGCTTGTGGTACTGCATTCTACGGTGTTATCGTAGAAAAGAAAGAAGATAAAAAAGCAAAAGTAAATAAAGTTCGCGCTCAAGAGGAGTACGATGAGGAGGATGATGACGAAAGTGAAGATGGTCAAGAAGCCACTTCTATTCCTGAGTTAAAGGGCGGACTAGATGTTGATATTGAATTTGATGCACCAAGAAAAGAATCTCTCTCTAAGATTGCTGGCACTGTTCCAGATCAATTTGTTAAAGGCACAGAAAGAATTACTCAAGCTATATCTGCCAAAGAGATGATGAAAATATTTAAACAAGAAGCCGGTACATTAAGGCAAAAATAAAATGGCTCATAAAGTCCAAAAAGAATCATTTGAAAAGAACATTGCTATAATAGACGAAGAAATTCGTAAACGCAAGAATAAATGGAATCTTGCTGCACTGTCTTGGATTGATTTCGAGGACGTTGAGCAGATACTTAGAATTCATATTTATAAAAAATGGACTCTATATGATCCGAAAAAGCCTCTTGCCCCTTGGTTAAACATTATCATCTCTAATCAAATAAAGAACATTATAAGAAACAACTATGGCAATTATGCTAGACCTTGTTTGAAGTGTGCGGCGGCAGAATGGGATGACTCTTGTTCAATATATGGTGAGCAGTGTAAGAAATGCCCCTTGTATGCTCATTGGGAGAATAATAAAAAAGACGCTTTCAATACAAAAGTAACTCTTCCTCTTGAAAATCACATTAAAGAAGTTCATGACATGACAAATGAAGGCTTCGATCTCTTGAGAAGTACACAGAGTTTATCATCAGCACTAAAGAAAGTATTAAAGCCAGCAGAGTGGGTTGTTTACGAGATGCTTTGCTTAAGAAATCAAAGAGAAGAAGAAGTAGCAAAGGTATTAGGATTTAAGACTACTGAAAAAAATCGCTCCCCCGGTTATAAGCAGATAAAGAATCTTAAGCGTTCTATTATTGTTAAAGCTAAGAAGTGCATTGTAAATGGAGAAGTAGAAATTTATGTCTGAAAACGGAAATCAGCCTCAAGAACTTAATGATCAACAAAGATTGGCAATTTTAAATGAGTGGAACAATCGTCCTACTAATCCTCCTTCTTTGCTTGAACTTGTCAGGGTTGCTTTTCCTAACGTTGATGGCGCAGACGGTAGAAGTTGGCACGGTAAGAAGGTCAAAGAGTTCTTGTCAACAAGACAAATTAAAGCAAGAGCCTCATACGAATACTTAGCAAAAGACAAGATCGAATTATCTCCAGACCAGAGAGAATTTATTGCTAATAATGCTGGTTCGATGGGCGCACTTGAGATTACTAAAAGTATTTTTAATAACCAAAACCTTACTAGTCTCAGTCAAGAGACTCGTACTGTTATTGAGTTCATTAAAACTCTTGATCCAAAAGTAATTCAAGCAGGTCCAGTATCTCAAAGAGAAGTAGAGAGCCTTACTGATTCTGAATATATGCCGCCAAAGACATTTGAGCGGATGTTGTTTCGCATAAATAAATATGTTCATGAAGGTATTGATAAAGACAAAGTAACTTCGCGTCAGAAGTCTGCTATTAATGCTATTATTGGCTACATGCACACTTACCGTTTCCTTCATCAGATAAATAGTTATAATTCTAATATTGATCGTGAACTATTCGAAAGCTCTTTTGTCCGTTATACATTTGATAAGCCAGATCTTACTCAAGAAGAAGTAGATCAATATATTGTGTTGGCTACTGAAGTAGTAATCTCAGCCAATATTCAAGAAACAATCCAAACTTTGCAAAATCAGATTGATGCAGAAGTAGATGGCGGCGGAAAAATTCCAATGGGTCTTATTGAAGCTATCAGTGGAGCAAGAGACGAGTACAACCAATCTACTATTCGTCAGCAAAAGCTTCTTAATGACCTTAAAGTAAAGCGCAGTGATCGTCTTAGCAAGCAAATAAAAGAGAATGCAAGCATTCTTAATCTTGTTCAGATGTGGAAAGAAGAAGAGTCCCGCGCTCAACTACTGAAGCTTGCTGAAAGAAGAAAAGCAATGGTTAAAAATGAGATCGACAGGCTTTCTACAATGGATGAAATCAAATGTCGCATCTTGGGAATTTCAGAAGACGAGGTGTTAAATGGCTGAGACCTGTAAAATATGTCAAAAAGTTTATGATGCTGATGTAGATTTTAATCGTCATCTCAAAGCTCATAAAATAAGAGTAATTGAATATTATCAACAGCACTTGCCTCGCTATGATCTCTTCGATAATTCTATTATTAACTATAAAAATAAAGAACAGTATTTCTCTACTGACTTTAATAATAAAAATAATCTTAAAAACTGGCTCAAAACTCAATCTCTAGAAAAGCAGCAAGAGTATTGCAAAAGCTTCTTAATTAAACGCAAAGAAAAGAAGAATCTAGAATATACTCCTTCTCAAGTTGAGTTAAGAAGTGTTTTAAGTCCAAGTGTTATTTATTTGCAAGAAATTTTTGGCGATTACTATAAGCTCGCTGAAGAAATTGGATTTAAAAATAAATATGTATATCCAAAGAGCTTAGATAATCTTTCTAAACTACAAACTAAAGACTCAATAATTTATATCGATACCCGCGAGCAGAAACCGTTTATCTTTAACATGGCTTCTGAAGTTCGCACTCTTAAATTTGGTGATTATGGATTCAGTCACCCAAGTTATGATGGCAAACTTTACTTTGAGAGAAAGTCTATCTCTGATTTTATAGGAACTTTGAGTGCTGGGTATGAAAGATTCTGTCGAGAGATAGAAAAAGCCAGCGAAGCGAAAGCTAACATGGTTATTATCGTTGAAGAAAGCTTGAACAATACACTCTCATTTAACTATTTACCTCATGTGTATAAGAAAGCAACGAAGGTAAATCCTGAATTCATTTTTCACAACGTTAGAGAGCTAATACAAAAATATCCACACGTTCAATTCCTATTTGCAAAGGGACGCAAGGAATCTGTTAGAATTATTGAGAAGATGTTCTCAACTGACGAGAACTTTTTTAAATATGATCTACAACTTTGCTACGATCTAAAGATGCTATAATATGTGGTATACCCCAGAAAAGTATAATAGAATAATTCCTAACTTAAATGACGAATATTCTAAACTAAAAGATACTCTTGAAGACAAAGAAGCCAAAATAACTTTGGCTAAATTTTTGCGTTCAAATATAGGCATAACTACAGAGCTAATTTCTGGTATAAAATTATGGCCGTATCAAGAGATTATAATTAAAGGAATGTTGAACCGTAATTTCTGCATGAACGTGTGGGGTCGCGGTGCATCCAAGTCTTTCTCTGCTGCGGTATTCTGTTTTTTGCAATGCATCTTTGAACCTAAGAGCAAAATCCTAATTGCTGGTCCTACATTCAGAACAGCAAGAAGCATTTTTAATTCAATAGAAAAGATTACTGAATCTAAAGGCGCAGATTTGTTGATGCAAGCATTCGGCGCAAAATCAAAACGCAATGACGAATATGATTGGTCAATAAATGAAGGCTCTATCAAAGCTATTCCTCTAAGCGGTGAAAAGATTCGTGGTTTCCGTGCTAATGTTCTTGTATTAGACGAATTTTTATTGTTGCCAGAAGATATTATTAAAAATGTATTGATGCCATTCTTGATTGTCCCTCAAGACATTAAAGAGCGTATTAGTATTCGTGAACAAGAAGATGAATTGATTCGCCAAGGAGCAATGACAGAAGCTGACCGCATGGAATTTAAGAACACTTCCAAGATGATTGCTCTTTCCTCTGCTTCTTATACTTTTGAAAATCTTTATAAAACTTATAAAGAGTGGTGCGACAATATTTATTCTAAAGAACCAACAAGTGCAACTTATTTTGTATCTCAATTAAGTTACGAAGCTTTGCCACCAGAGATGATTGATTCTTCTATTACAGAAGAAGCTCAAAACGGTGGATCTTCTCACGCTTCTTTCTTGAGAGAATACTGCGCTCAGTTTACTGACGGCAGTGATTCTTATTTCAGCATGAAGAAGATGGAAGAATGTACTCTTAAGTTTGAAGAAAGACCACATTCTCAAATTAGAGGAGATTCTGGCAAGCAATATATCTTAGCAATGGACCCTAACATGAGCGACAGTCCAAATGCTGACTATTTTGCAATGGCAATTTTAGAAATAGACCGAGAAAATAAGAACGATGTTCTCGTCCACGCATACGCAGGTCTTGGAAGTTTAAACAGCCATATTAAATACTTCCATTACTTGATGACGAGCTTCAATATTGTTTATATCATTTGCGATAATGCTGGTGCTGATATTTTCTTTAACACTTATAATGAATCTCAGTATGTAAACTCGGAATCTGAGAAGATAAAGTTTATTGATTTTGATTCTGATCTTGAGGGTATTGAATATACAAAGATGGTTCAGAAAGCCAAGAGCCAATACAACTTAGAAAATAAACAAATAGCAGTAACTCAGGTATTTACAACTACATTTATTAGAAGAGGTAATGAAAATCTGCAAGCAGCTATTGACTATAAGAAAATTTGGTTCGCATCTAAAACTGTAGCCAACGAATCTTTCTTTAATGAAGAAATAAACAAGAGAATACCTGAAGATCTTATCTTTATAGAAGATATCAAAGATTGGAACAAGTTAGATCTTATAGAGCATCAAGATTTATTGGTTTATAATACCAAAAAGCAATGCTCACTCGTAGAGTTTACTACTAGTAGCCGTGGGTCTGTTAATTTTGATTTACCTCAACACTTAAAACGTTCTAATTCTCCTAATAGAGCAAGAAAAGATAATTACACTGCTTTAATGTTAGCGAAATGGGGTTCCAAATGCTATAATGACATTATGACTACTGAAAATAAAATAGTAGCTGCGGGATTTACACCAATTTTAATTTAAAATGTGTAATTAATTATTAGGCTTATGGCAAAGGTTAAAAAAGAAAAAATTGAGGAATCTTCTTTCGCTCCAATGATGGTAGAAGGCTCTACTCCTGCTCATGGCGGTGTAGCGAGCAGAGTTACCGAGACGAGAAGCCGTAGAAATGCCGCATCAACTATTGAGAGAACAGATCGTTTTCGAAATATCGATGATGGAATGGTGCCATTTAATTATGCCACTGGGTATAATTACAATAAGTCTAATATTGATGTAAGAGACACAGTAATTTTGTGCCAAAAAGCCTATTATAATTTCGGTCTTTTCAGAAATACTATTGACCTAATGTCAGAATTGTCTTGCGGCAATATACATCTTAAAGGTGGCAATAAAAGTGCAAGAGATTTCTTCCAAGCTTTATTCAATAAGATAAATATTACAGCCCTTCAAGATAAATTCTTTAGAGAATACTACCGTTCTGGTAATGTTTTCATTTATAGATACGATGCTGCTATAAGAGAAGAAGATGTAACTAAAATTAGCCAAGTTTTCGGTTCTGAAGCTTTAGCGGCAAAAATTTCTTTACCTGCTAGGTATATAATTATTAATCCAGCGGATGTTCAGGTGAATGGTAATCTTTCTTTTAATAGAGGACAGTACTATAAAGTATTAACTGATTACGAACTTGAGCAAATTAGAAATCCAAGAACAGAAGAAGACAAAGAAATATTAGACTCTCTTGATCCTTTGGTAAAAGAGCAAGTTTTAAAAGGAAAAGCTACAGCAGTTCTATTGCATTTAGATACTAAGAAATTCTACGCTGTATTCTACAAGAAACAAGATTATGAACCTTTTGCTGTGCCAATGGGCTTCCCAGTTCTTGAAGATATTAGCGCAAAAATTGAAATGCGCCGTATGGACATGGCTCTTACAAGAACAATCCAGCAGGTAATCTTACTTGTAACAATGGGTGCTGAACCTGATAAAGGCGGTGTTAATCAAGAGAACTTAAAGACAATGCAAAATCTCTTTGCTAATCAATCGATTGGTAGAGTTTTGATTGCAGATTACACAACAAAAGCAGAATTCGTTATTCCTCAAATTGCTGACATTCTTGATCCTAAAAAGTATGAAGTAATTGATAAGGATATCAATATTGGATTAAATAATATCCTAATAGGAAACGAAAAATTTGCAAATACTAGCGCAAAGATTTCTCTATTGGGTCAAAAACTACTACAAGCCAGACAAGCTTTCGTAACTGACTTTTTGCTTCCTGAAGTTAAAAGAATTTCTAAAGAAATTGGGTTTAAAGTATTTCCTACTCCTTTCTTTGAGGATATGGATCTCAAGACAGATCAAAATCTTAATAGAATTTATACTCGTCTTATTGAACTTGGTGTTCTCACTCCAGAAGAGGGGCTTAAGGCTATTGAAACTGGAGTGCTTCCAACTCCAGATGAGTCTGTCCAGTCTCAAACATCATTTGTTGATTTGAAAGACAAAGGTTTTTATCAGCCCTTAATCGGCGGTCCTAAAGTAGAAGCAGGTAGACCCGGAGGAACAACAGGAATTAAACAAGCTACCAAAAACGTTAAGCCAATTGGCACCTCTTCTAAGGCTAATTACAGTGTTATGAAATTAAAAAACATTGTAGAAGCCACAAGTAAATTAGGAGAAGAAGTGGAGAATTCTCTAAAGAAAAAGCACAAACTTAAAAAGCTAAACGATAAACAAAAAGAAGTCGCTCTTGATATTACTAAGATTATTGTTGCTAATGAAGATAAATCTAATTGGAATTCTAAAATAAATGAATACATTGAAACTCCTGTAGATAAAAATCCTCAAAGAATTGATGAAATTCACGAAATAGCTTGCGAGCATCAAGTCGATTCTTACATGGCTAGTTTGCTCTACCATAGCAAAATATAATGGCTACAAACAGAGTAATATACAATAACGAATTGCTATTCGTTGGACCTGCTCCAGCGAGTGGTTATTTTTTCTCTGATCAAAACGGTATATTATTTAACACTGGGGCTTATAATTTAATTCAACCGCTTAAAAGAATAAATCAATTTAGTTATCAAATAAATACTCAGCCATTAAGGTTTTCGGAGATTGGAAACGCTTCTGCAATTTACGATTATACTTTAACTCCTCCAGATGTCAGTATTAGTTTTAATTATAATATCAAAGATTTACGAAATGAAGCCCGTATGGGTTTTTACGTTGAACTTGGACCTCCTAATTTAGATCAATTTGATGGTGGTCAAGTTTATCCTAGCGGCAATATTCTATCTGGTTTTTCTTTTGGAGACCAGAGCTATGCTTTTAATAATGATTTAACTCAAGCAACTAACAATACATTTAAGTATCCATTTAAGTATAGAGACCAACGCAATTTATTCTTAAGTATTAGCTCAAATAATACAGACACAATAGGCAGCAATATTTCTGGTTTCCCAGTATTAGCTTTTGGTAATTGTTACATTACTTCTTATGGAGTTCAAGCTCAGGTAAATGACTTTCCTAAAGCTACTGTTAATTATGCTGCTCACAATGTAATGTATTACTCTTCTGGAACTAATGCGATATCTCCTTATTTAGATCCAAAGAGTGGACTATTGAATACTGGAGTTCGTTTTAGTATCCCAAATTATAATACTTCTGTAGAAGAAGTTGGCAATACAATTTCAGTCTTGCTCCCCGGTGAAATCGTTATTGATATATATGATGTAAACTCTACTTCTAAAACTAAGTCTAATAAGATAGTTCAAGATGCCGCAATACAAAGTTTTAATTTTAATGTGCCATTAGAAAGAGAGCCTTTAAAAACTTTAGGCTATGTTTATCCGGTAGACAGGCAAATAAATACTCCAATTACTGTTGAGGGTTCTTTTTCTACCATTTATAGGAATTTAAATTACTCAGGCGATTTATTATCAGACATAAGGTCTAATTCTAAGTATGATATTGTTATCAAAATGAATAAGAGTTCTGATACGATCATTAGATACGATATCAGAGGCGCAAAATTCAAAGACTTGTCTTATGACTCTTCAATCGGCGCAAATGCTGTTTTAGATTTTAGTTTCTATTGTGATATGGACATGAATTCTTATCCTCACGCTAATGGTTTATTTATGAGCGGACTATTAAAAGGATTAAGTTACACGAACTTTAATACAAATGGGCCATTATAATTTCCTTAATTACTAATTTTTAGTGTATAAATAATAAGCTGCAAATTATGAATCTACAAGGTTTAGAAATTGAAATTATAGAATCAAAGAGGTCTGGGCCTAAAAGCTCTGCTCAGACCCCTGCTAAACCTTCTGAAAGACGCAGCGGTTCTTCTAAAAATCCTTCTGGCAGCGCAGGAACAAAAAGCGATAAAGCAATAGAGTTTTCTGCTAAAGTAGTTGAAGCTTTAAAGTCTAAAGTTAGAGAGCATAACAGCAAATATTCTAAAAAAGTTTCTCTTTCTCAATTAAAGAAAGTATACCGCAGAGGCGCGGGTGCTTTTAGTTCAAGCCATAGACCCGGAAAGACCAGAGGGCAATGGGCAATGGCCCGTGTAAATACATTTTTAAGAATGATGGCTGGTAAACCAGTTAAAGATTCTTATCGCAAAGCTGATAGCGATATTTCTAGAGCTTCAGAAATTGATATCTCTGATTCTTGGGAACCAAATGATAGCGACTTTTCTCAAGCCGATACCGATATCCAAGATTATAATCTTGATTATGATTTTGAAGATGAGAATGACTTATATTTAGATACAGAACAAGAAAAAGCAAACTGGCTAGAATATATTTAATATGAAAACCAAAGAATTAGAAATCGATATTTCTTCTAAGATCGTCGCCGCAGACAAAGAAAAGAAAACATTAAATAAGCCATTCAGGACTCCTGATGGGCCTAAAAAGTTTTCTGTTTATGTCAAAAATGACAAAGGAAATGTCGTAAAGGTTAACTTTGGTGATCCTAACATGGAGATCAAGAGAGATGATCCTGCTAGAAGAAAAAGTTTTAGATCAAGACATGGTTGCGACAAAAACCCCGGACCAAAATGGAAGGCTAAATACTGGTCATGCTATCAATGGAGGGCGGGTTCTCCAGTTAAAGCTTCAGAAGAGGTATTTAGTTTAGAAACAGAAGCTGGAAAAGGTCTTTGGTACAATATCCAAAAGAAGAAACAACGTCTTGGTAAGAATTATAAGCCAGCAAAGCCCGGAGAAAAAGACTATCCAAAGCAAGATGCTTTAAAGAAAGCTCAAGCTAATGAAGAAGAGTGGGATGGCTTTACTCTTTGGGATCAAAGTGAACTTTTAAAAATTTGGCCTGATTTATCAAAGGCCGAAGAGATGGTGGAGCCTGAAGATGAGATGGAATCCGAAGAGAGCGAAATGGAAGAGTACAAGAATGAATATTTAGAAATGTCAGTTGGCTCTTTAAATTCTATTAAAACTCATGCAGAAAACATTCTTAATGCTTTAAATGATGAAAAGGTTAAAGAAAATTTAACTGAGTCATTCTTACAAGGTAAGATCGCTATCACAGAAGATTACATGGTAATGATACATAATTATGTAATGTTTGCTGAAGAGTCTGACGCTAATTACATGAGTTCTGAACCAATGTTTATGGTTGGTCAGAAGGTTAGAAACGTTAACAAGAATTGTTATCATTATGGTAGCGAAGGAATTATAAAAGAAATCAAAGATTTACCAAATCAAATGGGTAAAGTTATTTCATATGAAGTAACTAATGAAGGCCCAACTTATAAAAAGGGAGAAGTCCTAACAAAAACAATGGATCAACTCTCTCGCGCTCAAGTCTACGCTTCTTACGAAGAAGAGGAAGAGTACAAGTCAATGTGCGAAACAGAGGGTCAAAATTTCAAAGATTTCCTTCAAAAATGTATCCCTTCTAAAGAGGGAACTGACAAAGAAAAATTCCAAGCTTGCTTGCTACAATATAAAAAAAATAAATAATATATAAAACAATGAAATCTTTTATTCAAAATGGAGTAGCTGCGGTAAATGGTATTACGGTTAATTTCACTACTTCTGGTGTAGTGATTCAGCCTCCTAATAGTGGAAATTCAAGAATTTTTATTACCGATATTACGGCTACTAACAATGCTATTACATTGTTGAATGCAAATACGGTAACTAGTGGTAATGTTTTAGCTTATGTTGCTCAAGGTAATTGTAATCTTTCAGTTCCTATAGAAGTTCCTGATTTTTCAGGAGTCGCTATTTCTCCTGCAAATTCAATCGGTAGTATTAATTATTTTCTAGAATAAATATGAATTTTGATTTTTTAACAACGTTTAGTTCCTCAATAAGACCGCTCGTATCTGAGGAAAAAGATAAATATCTATCATTAGCCAGTTTAGTTGATGTAGGGAATTTTATTCCTGAAGTCAATGCTGGATCTAATATGGACCTTTTGCCTATTGCATTTAACGCCTGTGTTGTAAATCGCGTTAATAAAAATGGAGATGTAATTGATTCGTCTATTGCTACTGAGGTATACAAAAATTTCATAAATAAGCCAATTAACATTGAGCATAATCGCTCAAATATAGTTGGCGTTATTTTATCAGCAGGATTTTCTGAGTTTGGCACCGATTTGCCTCTTACGGAAGAGCAAGTAAAAGATAAAAAAGAGCCATACAATGTTACTCTTGGTGGTGTTATTTGGAAAATCGTAAATAAAGATCTTGCAAATACAATAGAAGAGTCAAACGATCCTACTTCTAATAACTACATGAAGGTTAGTGCTTCTTGGGAATTAGGATTTAATGATTTTGAGATAGCTGTTTTAGAAGGCGGCGAGAAGAACATTGAGAACGCTTCTATAATTTCTGACAAAGAAGAGATTGAGAAGATTAAGGGTAAATTAACCGGATACGGCGGTAGCGGAAGACTAACCGAAAATCAGTCTGTTTACCGTAAAATTAAAGGAAAAGTCCTTCCTCTTGGAATTGGTTTAACTGCAAATCCTGCTGCTGATGTTGTTGGCGTTAGTGTCAAAAAACCAGAATCAGAAGAAATAGTGCAGCAAAAAGCAGAAGAAATTTCACAAACCTTAGAATCTAATGTAATTATCGAAAGAAAGAATATGAAAATATCTGAAGTATCGCAAATTACTGATGAGTTGCTTAAAGAAGCAACCGCTTCTTCCATCAGAGATTTCATCGGAGAGCAACTCAAGGAAGCCTCTGAGAAATTTGCTGCTGAGAAGAAAGCTAAAGAAGACGCAATCAAGAATGCTGAAGAGAAATATGCTAGTCTCTCTGCTGATTCTGAAAACCTAAAGAAAGAGCTTGATACTCTCAAGCAATCTTTAGAAACCCTACAACAAGAAAAAGCTTCTAAGGAGAAGCAAGAACTATTCTCTTCCAGAATGGCTGGACTTGATGAAGAGTTTGATCTTGATTCAGAAGATAGGGAAGTAATTGCTAACGATATCAGAGATTTGGATGAGGATTCTTTCGCCGCCTATAAAAAGAAAATGGGCGTTTTAATGAAGGAGAAGAACAAAGCTTATAAAGCCTCTAAGATGCCAAAAGAAGAGAAGAAAGAGACAATGGCTACAGAGACTAAGCAAGTTGTTGCTTCTACCGAAAATGCTACTGTCGTTGATGACGCTATTAACAATGGAACTCAGCAAGCTGATAGCATCACTGCTGGCGTTGTTGCTCCATCAAAGACAATTAAGCAAAAATATCAATCAGCTTTTAATGACGAAGGCTTCGTTATTACAAAATAAACAAACAATAAATATACAATAGGAAAACACTATGCCATATTCATCTACTAAAAGATTAATTAAACCATTTCGTGGTTATGGTGAGCATGAAGTTATCAACATGTTCGCTTTTGATCTCGAAACTGTAAACAAAGGAACTTTCGTTAAAGTTCTTGGAGCCGGTTGGAAAAATACCGATGACTCTCTAAATATTACATCAGCTACTGCTGTCGGAGCTTCTTACTCTAACGTAGTTTCTGATCGTTATTCTACCACTGCTCGCGTTACCACTGCTGGTACTGGCGACTTGGGTAAGGTTATCGGAGTTCTTCTTAACGACGTTCGTGAAACAGACGAAAACGGCGAGAAACTTATCTACAATCCTCGCAAAGCTGCTGAGTTGAGCGCAGTTGTCTCTGGACAAACTGTTCCTGTACTCAAGCGCGGCATCATCTTGGCTTATGCAACTGGAGCTACTGCTGGTAACTCTGCTTTCATTAATGCCAATGGTGAATTGGAAACCAATGCTTCTATTTATGGTGGCAGCGGTGGTGCTAAAGTTGGAACTTATTTAGGTTCTGCTGATACTGATGGCTATGCCTTATTGAACCTCGACCTATAATAACCAACAAGAACAACTAACTAATTAACTAATAATATGAGACTTAAATTAAAAAATACGCCAGAACAAGTAGAGCTAATCAAAAAGGTTGGTTCTCGCAATGTCGTTGAGTCCGCTGAAGCTATGGAAGCTTTGGCCGCTTTCGTTGGACCAGTTATCCAAAAAGTACTCGCTCAAGCTGGTACTGCCGGTATGATCTATAGAGACATGGAGTTTAATGAGGACGACAGTCCTTCTTATCCTCTTGACCTCTATTACAATGAGGCTGCTGGTCTAGTTTCCGTCTGGTCACAAAATGTTGCTGGTGGTCTACCCACTAACTACATGGATCAACCAGTTCAAGAGTTGAAGATTGCTACTTATCGTCTTGACTCTGCTGTTTCCTTCAATAAGAAGTATGCTCGTAAAGCTCGTCTTGACGTAGTTAGCGGAGCTTTAGATCGTATGGCTCAAGAAGTCCTTGTTAAGCAAGAGCGTAATGCTTGGGCTGTTATTCTAAAGGCCCTCGGTTCTGCTGCTACTAAAGATGGACGTTCAATTTCTTATTCAACCTCTGGAGCTTTGAAGCATCTTATTGCTCCAACTGGTGGTGCAAGAGCTTTCGATATGGGTTGCTTGAATGATTTGATTCTTCGCTTTAAGAGAATTAACGTTTCATTCGCTGGCGGTACTCCTTCTGATGCTTCTGCTCGCGGATTGACTGATCTCTTCATTAGCCCTGAAATTAAGGCTTTAATCCGTTCTTTCTCTTTCAATCCTCTTTTCCCAACAGGTTCTAGCGCAACTTATCAAACTCAATTGTCTGAAGATGTTCGTACTGAGATTTATAAGGGTGCTGGAATGGAGAGTCTATTTGGTATCAATATCATTGAGCTAATCGAACTCGGTAAGAACCAAAAGTATAATACTCTATTTGATTCATTTGACGTAACCACTTATCCTGACATCAATGGATCTAATGCTATTACCTTCGCCACTGCTTCTCATGACCTCTCAATCGGTCTTGACTTGAGCCGCGATGCCTTCATTCGCCCTGTCGCTACTAACGCTGAGAGCGGTGGTCAACTCACTGTTCTCCCTGATGACCAATTTATCTCTCGCGCAGAGAAGACTGGTTTCTATGGCTTCCTAGAGGAAGGTCGCATTTGTGTTGACGCTCGCGCAATCGGTGGCGTTATCACCAACTAATTAAAACTTCTTTAGTTTTAACCCCGGAGGCAACCCTCCGGGGTTTTTTATTTTATATTTTTGTTTATATACATTAGTATATGGTATGGCTAAAAAGAAGAAGCAAAATTTAGAAGAGCTAAGTCAGACTCATGCCAAGATCGAAGAAAAGGAGTATCAAACTCTTGATCAGATTCTTGGCGACTCTGGATCAGATAAGTATGGTACTTTTAATGAAGACGAATATTGGAGTCAGCTAAACGCAATGACTAAAAGCGATCTTCAAAATCATGCTCTCAAAATGAATCTCATTCCCATTGATAACATGAAGATGTTGAGAGAACGATTATTGAATGAATTTCGCAGACACAATAACTCTTATTTAAAAGTATCTACAAATAAAAGAGTTACTGATACTAGCGTTTCTGATATTGCAAAGAGAATTTTAGCCGAAGGAAGATAATACATATATATATGGAACAGACTAATCAACAGCAACCACAGCAACCTCCATCCGTAAGAGATCTGCCAGATCCTACGCCGCAAATTGCCCTAAATACTTTTGTGGGCTTGGGTCGTCAAAGCAGATTGAGCTATGATGAGCATGTATACCTTGACAAGTGTACTGCTGCTCTTCAAGCCGCAATTGGTAACGCAAAGGGACCAGAAATTCCTCCGTTCCCAAAGATGCAGGTCTAAATATTAGATCAAAATATTAAAAACGCAATCTTTAGCTCTCGATTTTTAGGGGGCTAAAGATTTTTTTGTGTAAATAATAATAAGGTATAAGGTTTTAAAATGGCGCAATTTGCTATAGATGAATTATTCACTACGGGCGTTCAGATATCCGGTTTTATATTTGACTATTCCAGTCGTTTAGGAACTCCCGGTCAAGTTCTAACGTCTACATCATCTGGCGTGATGTGGCAAGCCGATTCAAGCAACACTGATCTTGCAGCTTTGAGTGGACAGATAATTGCTACTGGAGCCTTATTAAATAATAGAATAAATTCTCTTAGCGGATATGCGAATGGTACTTTTCTTTCTGGATCTGGAACGCAATATTATGTTCCTCGTTGGAATACGTCTAAAGAATTAGTTACTGGAAGCATTTATGATAATGGCTTCGTTGGAATAGGTATAACTAATCCATCAGGTCAACTACACTTGAGAAACATGGGATTTACTAGTCAATCAGGAATTCCTGATTCTAATATATTTCCAAATGCTACTGGAGTTTTTGGTTTAGTTTTCGATCATAATACATATACAAATGGTCAGTATAGACATAGACTTATAAAAGTAGATCGTAACGGAAACCTACCTTTATATTTACAACAAGCAGGAGCCACTGCTAATCAGTATATAAATCTAGCAAGGTTTGGAACGCATACTTATTCTACTAATACTTTTGAAGTATTTGGTGATTCAAGAATAAATGGAACTGCTTCGATAACTTCTAATTTATTGGTAACAGGTAATGTTGGCATAGGAACAGCAAATCCTGCTGTAAAATTACATATAGAAAATTCTGGTACAATATCAAGTATTGCTACGGTTAGACTAGTAGGAAGTACGGGAAATAATGCAGGTTCTCAAATAGAATTTTATAAGGCGCAAACTCCAGAAGCTGCTATTGGATTAGCTTCTGCTGTTACTGGTGGTCTTTCTGATGATTTACTTTTGCTTTCAACTAATCCTAATTCAATTGTTTTGACTGCTGGATTAAGTGGTTTAGCGACTTTTAAACCAGATGGCAAAGTTGGCATTGGAATATATAATCCAATATCACTATTGTCAATTGGTGGTGCAGCATCAACTAGTGCAGCAAGCGGTTTAAGTTTTGGACAAGACGCTCAAGCAAATCTTTATAGATCCGCTGAAGACACAATTAAAACAGATGGTTCTTTAGTAGTCACTTCAAATGGAACTTTTGCTGGCAATGTTGGTATAGGCACAACTGGCCCACTTACTGCTTTAGACGTAAGAGGTAGAGCTAGAGTTCAAAATAATACTGCTGGTACTGCATTTTATGTTCAACAAGATGATGGTTCAAACGATGTTGTAGAATTTTATAGAAATACTACTTCTAATTTTATATTAAAAAGTAATGGAAATGTTGGAATAGGTATAACTAATCCTGCATTTAAATTAGATGTCTCTGGCGGAAATGCTAGATTTTCTGATTATATAATTGTTGGTGAAGATTTAGCTTATCCTTCGAATACGGGTAGTGCTTATTTAGGATATACCGCAAACCCAGCTTCTGCTCCACAATCTAATTTAGAATTAATAGATGCACTATCTAATGCTATTGGAGTCAATGATCCATTAAGATTTAGAACAACTATTAGTGGTCAATATTTTTCTGGTAATAACTGGTATGCAGATCCAGCACCTTTGGCATACAGTAATTTATTAAATGGTAATGCGACATCTTATTTAGACTTAGTAACTTCTTCAGAATATTCTGTTGGAATTTCTGGAAAGCGATTTGTTGTAGATCAAGGTACTACTTATACAAGACCAAATTTTATACTTTTAAATACTGATTGGAATCAAAACTTTTGGGGATTCAAATTAAATGTTGAAAATAGTAATGACTTAGTAAATTGGACCAATTGTATAACAGAACACACTTTCACAACCAATAACACAAAGGGAACAATTGCTTTAAGTGTTGCTAGTTCAATTCAGTCCGGTGGCATTTCAAGATACTTTAGATTTTCATTTGTTGCAAATCAAGCTATCACCGCTGGCTCATTAAGAGTAAATAAAATCAGATCTCTAGGAAATCAAAATTACAGTTCTAGTATTCCTGTTTCTACTTCTTCTACTGGTCATTTGATTGCTTCTGTTGGAATTATTTCTCCAACTATTACTTCTTTGAGCGGGAACATTGCTGCCACTGGTTCTACCCTTGACACTAAGATTAACACTACGAACACTAACCTAGCTGCCACAGGTTCGACTCTTAATACGAAGATCAATACTCTGAGTGGTTACTCAAATGCGACCTTCGCGACGATAACGAACCTAGCTACCACAGGTTCGACTCTTGATACGAAGATCAACACTCTGAGTGGTTACTCCAATGCGAACTTTGCGACAGTGCTTAACCTAGCTGCCACAGGTTCAACCCTTGATACGAAGATCAACACCTTGAGCGGCTACTCCAATGCGAACTTTGCGACGATCCTTAACCTAGCTGCTACTGGTTCGACTCTTGATACGAAGATCAACACTACGAACACTAACCTAGCTGCCACAGGTTCGACTCTTGATACGAAGATCAACACTCTGAGCGGTTACTCCAATGCGAACTTTGCGACGATCCTTAACCTAGCTGCTACTGGTTCGACTCTTGATACGAAGATCAACACCTTGAGCGGCTACTCCAATGCGAACTTTGCGACGATCCTTAACCTAGCTGCTACTGGTTCGACTCTTGATACGAAGATCAACACTACGAACACTAACCTAGCTGCCA